ACACGATCCAAACCATGACCCACTCCGACACACCCAAGGGCCAGAAGCTGAACGATGAACAGCAAATTGACGGCGACCACATACTGATAAAGACCCAACTGTGTCAGACTGCCCAACTTCCACATGGCGATGGCCACAACGTGCAGGGTGAGTTGCGCGACTAGGCTTCCGACCATGATTACTTTCCAGCCCTCGCGATTGCGGACCCACGCCCGGTAAATCATCGCGGCGAGAAAACAGTCGAGAACGGGGGATGCCAGCAGCGCGTCGGGGAAGTCGTACAGCGTCACCAACAGGTTATTGATGACGAACACGACGGCCAGCAAGGCGCTTACACCCATTAGGTCCGCGTATTTGGCGGGCCGGGATCGGTACGCCAGAAAGCAGATGGCGAAGACCGCTACGGTGGCGACAAGATACCAGATCACGGCTTGATAGGTCCATCAGGGTCGTTGACCGGAGGCTTGTCGTTTCCGCCGCTGAAAGCCACGATGTTGCCGCCATCATTGGCCACGCTGGCGATGTAAGCGGCTTCGGCCTTCCCAAGTGCCTCATGAAGCGCGTTGGTTTTTTGAACGACTAGGCGGGCGGCTTTTTTGGCCTCTTTCGCAGCTTTCTCCAAAGCGACCGTAGCCGCGCCGATGGCGTCGATATGTTCCTGAGCAGTCATGTCGTCTCCTTAAACCACCGCGCCGGTCGCATCGACCCACGCTGTTCCCGTGTACCAGATCGGCTTGCCGTCCGCGTCTAGCGTCGTGTCAAAATAAAGCTGGCCGGGCAGCGGAAGCGTCGGCCTGTTTGCGGTCGTATCCTTAACCGCGCGGTCTGTCTGGAACCGCGCCGCCGTGCCAGTGTTAAGCAGCGGAGTCGTTACGCCGTCCATCAGCGTGTCAACGGCGCGGACCACAGTGCCCGACCCGTCTCGAACCAAATAACCGAGGTTGCCGACGTATGTGCCGATAGTAGGGTCGGTTTTAAGCATCCGCGCTCCGGTGATTAGACCAGATTGTGCATCGGTGCCCGCCGCCGCAAACTCGACATAGCGCGGCGCGGTAGTGGTCACAGGAATGACGCCGCCGGAGTGTACGGTGCAATACGGGTTGTCCACCACGGGATTGTCGATCAAAAAATCTGTCGCCCCCGCTGCCACATAGATGCCGCCCGCAAGACAGTTAATCGCGCTACACTCTTGGACGCGGCCACGGAGCGACGGACCTACATAAATCCCGTACGCTTCTGACGATCCATAGTTTTTGAACGCCATGCCGTGCCCGTAGGCATAGCAGTTGACCAAGGCGCAATCGACGGCAGGATATGAGGCCGAGCCGGTCAGCCAGAAGCCTTCCGCGCGCTTCTCGCCACCGTTCGCGCTGACTGCCTCCAGCGGGTAGTTGTTCGTCGTCCGCACGTTCTGGATGACACAACGGAGCGGGCCGTTGAAGTCCGAATAGGTGATGACCGCGCCACGTCGGCAATCAATGCAGATCGTGCCGTTGAACGTGATGTCGATACCACCGTGCGTGTCCAGCCCGTGCCAGTCGGGGATGTTCCGAACGGTCCCGCCCCACACTTGACCACGCGAGCAAGTAGGGTAACGGACTGTATCATTAGTTGGCTGCACCGCACCAAAGCCGATGCCATAGGCGTTGTAACCCGAACTAGGATTCGGATAAATCGTATCAACATTGGGTAACAGCACTTGAGCGTCGTTCGTGCTCATGTGGATGATGCCGTGCCAACCGCAATCCTTGACCACAGGGGCCGTCCAGATGACATCTTCTGCGTACTCAATCCACGCGCCGCCCGAGCCGAAATTCTTGAGCGTCACGTCGGTAAACCGCATCCGGCTCTTGCGCGTCGGAGCAACGCCCGCGCCGTTGATTGAGCCACCACCCTTGATGCCGTAGGAGTCGGCGGCATAGGCTGTGTATGGGCCTTGCAACGTCAGGCCCTCAATGTTGAGGTCGCTGCTAGGAATAAAAAGTGTAATGGCGGCTGTTGTGTAAAGCGTTGCGCCGTAACCCGAAATCGTCAGCGGCCCCGTGTGGGTCAAAGCTGTGTCGGAGCGATAGAACAGGCCGGGCGCAAAGATCAGCGGCACCTTGAGCGCCACGGCAGCGTTAATGGCTCGCTGGATTTGGGTTGCGTAGTTGACCGCCGCGCCGGCCGTAGCAGCACCAACGACGCCGAATTGCTCAACGCGAACGCCTAAATTACGCACGGCGGTTTGTACTGTCTCAGCCGTTGGGCTAGTACCCGACTGCATAAACCCCACCAGCGACGCGCCAGACGTAGCAGCAAGCGCTACCGTGCTGACCGCCGCAATAGCATCACGGAACTGCGTCGGTTCGCTTCCCGTGAGATTGGAACCATCACGAAGCGCCCGCGCGGCAATCGCTGGCGCATTGGACCCGGTCGCCTCAATGGCGAGAATGTCGTCGTAAATGCTTTCGACCGACGCAAGATCAGCCGCCGCCTCCGTCGCCGCATCTACCGCCGTAACAGCCGCCGCTTCCGCTAGCGCAGCCGCAGCCGTCTCCCAATCCACCGAAGGCCGGTAGTTGTCGAAGTTAAACGGGTTGCCGGGGCTGGCACCCGTCGAGGTCGTAACGCTGACACTGTAGAGAACCGGCGCGGCTTCCGTACCGGCTTCCGCATAGATCGCCGGAAACTGGCCAGAGCTATTCGCAATCACCGGGTTAGGCGAAAGAACCGTCATGGCCTCATCGAGGTAAATGTCGGCCTTGGTAGTGGTGTTGTTCTCATAGACATAGAGTTTCGCCCCCGACAGGAGGTCAAAGTCACGGTTACGAGCCGGGAAATACGGAGGCACGACAATGCGACCAGCAGCCATTATTCATCGTCTCCTGCGTATTGCCCAGATTGTTGCGCTGCCGAGAACCGGATTGCTCGCAACAGGCTCCGCGCCTCTTGTCTGTTCATGCGGGTAGCCAGCAGGTCGATAACCTCGCGAGTGCGGGCCGGGTCGAGAGCCGCCAAGCCAATCGCTTCCGCTTGCTGATCGTTGAAACCACGCGACATGAGGCGACGGCCCACACGGCTAACGACGCCCGGCATATTCCCGGTCATCACATCGCGAGCGGTGCCCGCGACCTCCGCCGCCTGATCGGCCACGTTTGTTCCGGTTTGCGAACCCACCCGAGGCGAGACGTTCTGAGCGTTCTGCAACATACGGAGTTCAGCATCCGCACGGGCTTGAAGTCGTGCCGGGTCCGCGCCAATCGCAGCAGCGCGACGGGCTTGGTCCTGATTGCTCGCAAAGCCTTCCAGAACGCTCCTAGCGCCGGTCGGGCCAGCACCAGCGGCTTCCATCGCTTGACGGGCCGCAGCGCGTTGCACGGCGAGTTCCGGCGGCGTAGCGCCAGCGGCGTTACGAACAAACGCGTCCGTTCCGCGCTCGCTAATCGGGTCCGGCGCGGCTTGAACGAAGTTCCGACCTGTGGTCGCAGCCTCTAGCAGTTGGCTGTCATCGGCATATTGACGAAGCCAATTGTCGTAACCCTCAGACGATTGCCGGGCAGAGGAACGAATAGCGCGCGCGAGGTCAGACAGAACCGGGCCATTAGCAGGCGTGGCGCTCCGATAGGCTCCATCCGCAGCGGCGTTAAGAGCGGCAGATACGTCTTGTGCTTCCCGCACGGTCATTGCCGTCGCGGCGGGATTGTCTAGCGCCATGTCGGCAAGCTGGTTAAGTCGTGCAGCCGAGGCCCGCTCAACCGGGTCAAGCGAGGCTTGAGCGCGGATCGCCGCATCTCGAATAGCATTGCGAGCCATATCGGAGCGCACCGCTTGCACGGCGTTTTCGTTCAGCGTGACTTGCTGGCCCCCAAAGTCTGCCATGCCCTCTTGTGCGTTAGCACGCCGCGTTGCCGATAGTTCGTCAATCACTTCCAGCGTGGGCCGTGTCTCGCCGGAGATTTCCTCTCCCGCAATCTGACGAACACGCGACGGAAGGTTCCGGCGACGGGTTTCAGCCAAGCGCGTTCCCGCTTCACGGGCTGGCGTGTCTCGCGTATTGATAGCGCGGAACGTGCCAAGGCGAGCGTCATCCACCAGATCAATGAAGGCTGGTTGAGTGCCAAGGCGTTCAAGCTCATCCGCGCGAGCGGCAAGCGCGTTGGTGTCGGGATTGAAACGGCTGGCATAGGTTCCCGCCGCACCCTCAAGAGCGTTAGGGCGAACCACCCGACGAGCGGCATCGCCAATACCCCGAACGGCACCAATCACGGGCCGGGCAATCGGTTCCACGACAGGTCCCAGAACGCCGCCAATCGCAGCGCCTTCAAGGGCATTCCCGCCGCGCTCAACGATATCGCCCTCAGACGCGCCGAAGCCGTAAGCGCCACCCGCAGCAGCGCCACCGATGCCCGCACGAACCGCGTTAGCACCACGGCGCATCCTGTCCGCATTCAGCGCCGGACCAGCCACACGCGGGGCTTGGCCAACACGCGAAACCTGACGAAGAGCCTGCGGAGCCATCCTAGCCGCGCCTACGCCACTGCCCACAGCACCGACCAACTGGCCCGCACCGCGCGTCAGCGGCATTTGCTCTGCGTCGGCTTCATCAATCCCGCGCATCAGATCGAGGTTCTGGCGATACGCGCCACCCCAATCACCGGACCATCCGCCTTGCGTTCCACGATCAAGCGGAAGGACGGTATTCAGGCCAGCCGTAATCTCATCGGACAGGCCAAATGTAGCCGCGTCTGCAACGCCGCGCACAAAGGTATCAGCACGACGGCCAATCCCCTCATCCGCGCGCCGCGCCTCAATGGCTTGCTCCGGCGACACGCGCTCTTGAAACACGCCGGGCGCTACCTCTTCGCCGCTCGCTCCCACACGCGGAGCGCCAGCAAGCCGTTCAACGCGACCGTCTGGGAACTTGATGTATTGCCCCGGCTGAAGGTTCATCAAGTCCGCAGCGGACAGGCCAGAAATATCGACAGGACTGTCAGGACCGGCACCGGGGCCAGCGGGCCGAACATCAATTTCCCGCCCGCCTTGGATACCATATTCAGGCAATCCAAATTCGTCTGTTCCTGCCGTGGCGGCGGCGTCCATTTCGGCTTGGGTGTCTAGCCCTTGCTCACCGGTAAAATACTGACGCCAGTTTTGACGGCCACGGTTTAGTTGTGCCGGACCTTCACCACGTTGAGACGCGGGGTCGAAAATCGGGTTCTCTTGAGCATAGACGCGCCACGCCTCTTGCGAGCCTGCCGTCGTCCCGTACTGCCCAAAATACCACTCATCAAACTCGCGCTTTTGCAGCGTGGCATCGTTAATCACTCGCTGCGCTTGAATCAGCGCGCGGTTCGTGTCCATCGGCTTGTCAGCGCCATACGTCATGGCGACAAACTGAGCGGCATCGAAGTCCGAAATAGCGCCTTCGCCGGGCTGGCGCTCAAGACGGGCCTGCCGCGCTTGAAGGGCGTTTAGTTCGCGGATTTCAGGGTCAAGGAAACCGGCGACAGGGCCGATGAACGGAATGCCGTAAATGCCGCCCGTGCCTTGGCCTTGCGCTTCCTGACGCGCCAGCAATCCTTCAGCCCGTCGAGACGCCGCAACACCTTGTTCGGCTTGCGTAACAGCCGGGTCGCCTTGAGTGCGGCGACGGCCCCAATAGGCTTCTTCCGAGCGGCGGTCGCCCGTAGCACGGCCACGGGGAAGCAACCGCGCACCCGGCGGCTCTGCCGGTTCCCACGACGACTCTTGCGCCGGATTACCGCCCTTGAAGCGATACCCGTCGATAACCTCTCCGACAGACGGTGCGGGCTGCTGTTGCGCCATTTAGTAACGCTCCCACGGACGACGGGTAGGGGCCGGAGCCGCTTGGCCACTCGTCCCCGGTCGGGCTGAACCACCCACGCCGCTAGAGCGGGGGCGAGGAGGCGCACGTCGGGCACCCGACAACTGGCGCTGGCCCTCGACGTAACCGGGACGCGGCGACATACTGCCGTCTTCGTTCATCATCCAGCCGGGCGGGACGTTCGGCGCTGCCGCCGGAGCCTCGTAAACCGTGCCGTATTCGCCAGTGTAAGGGTCTGGGCGAATGACATTGCCGCCGGACATCCGGTCGCCAGCGGTGATTGACGGAAGCTCGCCGCCAACCGCCGTTACCAGCGAGCGCAGTTGAGCATCGCTCATTTCCGACGCATCCAGTTGAGACAGAACGTCATCCGGGAAGCCCATCTGCTGAAGCACCGGACGCAGCGTGTTCGTGTAAATATCACGGCGCTGATCGGGCGGGGCTTGCAACAGGCCCTCCGCACCGCGAAGGATGAACGTCAGTTTTTCCGTCCGTTCTGCTTCCTCGCGTTCACGTTGTTCGTCGGCATCGCGGGTCATATCGCTCTGAAGGACACGTTGGCCTTGCAGATCACCAGCACCGCCAAGCGCAGACATGGCCCCCGCCATATTGCCACCCGCCAACGCATTACCCGCCACGCGCCTAGCCCGTGATTGAGCCATCGCCTGCTGCTGATTAAAGCCTTCGGAAAGCGCGTTCGTCGCGGCGTAAGGATCGACTTGCATCAGAACAGCCCCCAAAGATCAGACGGAGGATTCTGACCACCCGTCGCGCCGCCCGTGGGCCAGTTGTAAGCGAGGTTCCCGCCAATGTTGCCCAAGGCATTGCCCCACGCGTTCGCTTGCGTCCCGTAGCTGGATTGAAGGGCATTCGAGACGTTCTGATTGTTCATTCCGACCTGAGCGCCGTATTGACCCGCTAAGGCGTTACCCTGACCCGTAGCCGTCTGGCCGAGGCCCGCCACGCTGAACAGTTGGTTCAGTTGGGTATTGTATTCGTTCGAGGCATAGTCCTGACCATAGCGGGTCAAGGCTCGCAGCGTGTCACCGCTCTGCATCATGCCCGACGCCGCGCGGTTCGCGTTAATCCCGCGCTGGCCTTCGTCGAAGCGGAACTGATAGCCGGGCGAGGCATAGAAGCCGCCGTAACGGTTCTCAGGGTCCAGCGCATTGCCAACCCCCGGCGTTCCCGGCGCGGGCGAAAGCGTAGTCGAAACAACACCCGTGGGGTTTGCCGTTCCTTGCTGACCGGGCAACACTTGCGGGCCGGTCGCGCCATCCGTCGATAGCACCCCGCCCATCGCTTGCGGAACCATCCCGCCCTTGTCTGTCCCCATAGCCATCGTCGGGGCCATCAAGGCCGTGTCGCGTTGGTCGTAGCTTGCACCACCCGCGCCATAACCACCCCCGCCACCGCCCATCGTCGGGGTAAGGGTTTGGCCACCACCGCCCATCACAGGGCCAGCGCCTTGACGCGGGGCCGCTGACGCACCACCCAAGCCAAGGCGACGGTTAATCTCTGTCAGCGCAGCTTCGCCAGAAGCCCGCCACGGGGCCAAATCAGCGCGCTGCTGATTGAAGATGTTCTGTTGAAGCTGATTATTCTGGTTGGCTACGTCCTGCGCCGCGCTGGCCTGCCGAGACGCGCCTCTAGACGCAATAGAGGCACCACCGAGAACAGCAGCGCCACCAATAAGAGCGGGTGCTACCGGCATCAGATAGCCTCCAGATCAGGGCCGTGGAGAACCTTGCCGCACTCGACCATCAGCGGCGTCACCGAGACAAGATTTAGCAGCGGCGCGAAGCAAACCGCAGCCCATTGATTGTAATGCCAGACAGCTTTCGCCGGATTAGTCGGTAGCATCAGAAACGCCGCTCCAGCAGCATGAGAGGGGATGATTGCCTCTAGTTTCTCATGAAACTGCTGACCGGCCTGTAAGCAAGCATCGCTCGCTTGAATCCAATCCTCAATGCAGAGGACGTGATATTCCCCGAACCATAGCCGAAAACCCGCAATCCGCGCAAGTGCCCGCGCGGCCAGATTACCTTCCGGCAACTGCGTCACAAGTTTAACCGCATCCGTCTGCAAGAAGACATACTCTAGCGCGGCCTTCAGATTGTCCCGAACCTTTGCCCCTCTAACCTCCGGGACAAACATCGAGTGAACCTCATACTGACAAGCGCCAAGGTTCCTTAGCACCCATCCACCGCCCTCAAACTGCAAGGCGATATTCGACGGGTCGCTAATCAGCGAAGACAGATCGACCTCGCCCTCCCCCTTAAGCCACGGACGGACTTTCGGATGATTGGCGACCTCGTTCAGATATGACGGGTCTAGCGTCCTCACGCTTGTTGGTCTGTCGTATAGTAGTTCAGGGACAGATTGACGCTCGTTCCGCTGTCAATCTTGGCATGAAGCGAAGCGCCGTTGGCAATGACCACCGCGCCAATCGGAACCGACGTTGACTGCCCCGCATAGACCGATTGCGTCAGCAGTTGGTTCGTCGCGCCCGACACGCCGCCGTCCGCCACCTGATACAATGTAACAACCCGTGCCGTCGTATCGCGGTTCATCGCGATGACGTTGGTGAAGATAATCGCCTCATTCGGACCAGCCGTCAAAACCGCCGTAGCGGTCGTGGTCAGGTCGTCCGTTACGCCCGTTGCTCTCGTCGCCATCAGTAATACTCCACAACCCAAACGCGGCCTTCGCCGCCAATACCGCCAGCGGCGTTACCGCCGCCGCCGCCACCACCCGCGCCGTTATACCCGGCACCGCCCACGCCTGCCGACGTTAGCGTTGAGCCACCCCCGCCGCCGCCGAATCCGGGGCCGATCAGGGTTTGTGAAACCGGCGTAGAACCACCCGCGCCGCCCGCGATGCCCCCCGATCCGCCGCCGCCTTCGGCCAGAAGCGACCGGCCATTGCCAGTGCCGCCCGATCCACCAACAGACGGCGTTCCGGCATAGAGGCCACCACCACCGCCGCCCGGCGCTCCCGGATAATCGTTTACGGCAGAATCGCCGTCGCTTCCCCCGGACCCGCCATTGCCACCCGGCCCGCCTTGGAACATGCCGCCAAAGGTTTCATTGGCCGCGCCGCCCGTGCCGGTGCCGCTCGCGCCCTTGCCGCCCTTCGCCGCCACGAAAGACCCGAAAGAACTATCTCCGCCATCACCACCAGCCCCGCCACTACCAGCCCCCGCCGCGCCAGCCGCGCCGATTGTGACCGCGATGGTCGCAGGCAACAGCGAGCCTTCGATAAAGGCCATCGAGTAGTTTGCACCACCCCCGCCTCCACCGCCATTCGCACCACCCGTGCCTCCGCCGCCGCCACCACCCCCGCCGACAGCAAAGACGGCGATTGCCTTGATGTCCGGGTTGAGCTGCCAAACGTCATTCTGCGTAAACGACACCACCCGCGTCGGCTGCGGTACCCGAAAGTTAGACGCCACTACGCCTTGCAACAGGTTCACCTGTCGGCCAAGCGACGCCAGCTCTTGCGACAGCCGGTCGATAGAGTTGAGCCGCCCTTGCGCCGCCACATCGCCAAGCGCCCGTGCCAGCGCCTCGTTTTGCCCCGACGCAATAAGCCCCTGAATGGTGCCGAGATTGGCAACAGTCAGTATCTCAAAGAACTCATCCGTAAAGCCGCCGGTTCGTTCCCAAAGATTGAGCAGAAACCGTTGAAACGTCTCCGTTGCCTTGCCCGTTACAGGGTCAACAATAGGAAACGCGTTCTGGACCGGCGAGACATCAACAGGGCGACTAACCATCAGAACGGCTCGTTAAAAACAGCGTACTGGAAAGTCGTCTGCACATTGTCAGAGTCTATCACTTCAAACAAGAAACCGGGAGAGCGATACTGCCCGCACCGCGTCCAAAACACGCGCTTGTTATATTGTCCGGTAAAGCCGAGGTTTGCTTGTTTCTCATCACCCCATGTATTCCCGCCATCCTTGGAAAACCGGATGCGGATTAGGGGCAGATAGTCAGGGTCCGACGAATAGCCCGTGTTGCATTGCATCCACAGACTATCAATCGACTGTCTGCGAACCGTAGGAACCCCACCACCCACCACGCGATAGATCGGGTCGCCGTCGTCATTGCCTACGGTCGGATCAAGCGTGAACAGTTTGGCGCTTTCACTGTCCCCCAGAACCACGGGCGAGCCTGCCGAGGCAACAGCCACATGACCACGGAACCGTGGCAAGCCATAGGACTGCCATTCACACCATGCACCCGTCGAAACGTCATAGGCAAACGAGCCTTGGTCGCACGACACGATATAGAACGCGTGGCCGTCAAGGATGAACGCAATCGCCGTAAAATCCGCCTCCGAAAGTCGGAACTTCTCCTCAATCGCCGTCGTGCTGATACGCTGCGGAACGTCTGCCGCCCGGTAGGCAATCCGCCCTTGTTCGTTGTCCTCGCCCACAAAGAAAATCGTGTTATCGAATTGAAGGACGCAATCGCGCGAGGTCGCCCCACGCGAGAAGATGCGGCCCTGATACCTCTGGAACGGCGCATCGCTATTGCCGGTCGGAAGCCAGACCTCCGCGCTTTCGGAATCAAACAGCCAAAGCTCCGACGCCGTCGCAATCGTGGCCACCGAACCGTCTGGCGAGCTTTCCGAAGTGAAGAAGTCCAGCGGGTCAATCGTAATCTCACCGGGCCGGATAAAGTAACGCCTGCCCGTGCCCGCGACCTGCACGATGATATAACCATTGATCTCGGTTACATCGGTCGCGAGTTGGGCATCCGGCACGGTGACTTCGTCAACATCTGTCCCGTCGTAGAGATACAGCACCCCACCCCCGACAAAGAACAGTCCTTCAACAAGGTCCGTTCCCGCCCACCGGATCAGGTCAGTGCCATCGATAATCGTCACGCCCGCCGCAAACGGCACGAGGACGCCAGCGCGGTAAAGCATCTTTTCCGAGACATTGAACAGGTCGCCATCAAACAACCCATCCTCGCGAAACACGCCGCGTTGTGGCGCGTCCCCTACTGTCTCCTTCAGCACAAGCCCCGGCCTTGGCAGAATCGCCACGCCGGTCACCTGATTGGCCGCTGCGCTTTCGACATAGCGATTTATCAGCCGGACAGGCGGAAGCTTGCCGACGACACGCTTGTCATAGGTTGTGCCGATAAGCGCCGGGGGCATTAGGAACCGCTCACGACAGCCATGACCGCGTCACTAGTTCAGACACGCCAAATCGCCCCTTGCCCGCCCCGATAACCGCCGTCGCCACATCAAGCGTCCCGCCCGGCAGCAAGCCGGAAACAAGTGTTGTGGTGCCATCGTAATAAGTCAGCATAGCTTTGGTAAAACCCGCCGGAACCGCCTCCGTAAACACTGGCAGGCCGCGCGTGGCCGTGGAGCCGGTCGTAAGAATAGGCGATGTTGCAACCGCGCCTGCCTCCGCAACCGGCAACGAAAACGTCGCAGACCCCGTGGCTGGCGATCCCGCGCCGACTCCGGCCCACACGCTCAAAGTCCCGGCTCCGGTGACGGGTACTTGAATATCAAGCCGCCCGACACCGATAACGCCCGCTAAACCGCCGGACGGGTTGGCTGGACACACAGGCCAAATCGTATCGCCCGCTGTCGCCGTACCGGGAACCGGCAAAAGCATATTAATGGCAATAATCGTCCCCGTGATAGCCTCAACATAGAACGACAGAGTGTAAGTTCCGACGCCCACCGTCACTGTTTGCGCCAAATATGGGCGTTGCGCGGTCGCCGTTTGGATATATGCCGACGCGCCCGCAATCAACACAGATGCGGTCGCGACGCTCGATCCCGACCCATCAGGCTGACTCCATTTTGTTGGCGCTGCGCCCCCACCATCAAAAACGTTGTTCAGCAACACGTTGGTTGATGCTGGCTCCAACGCCAGTCCGCGATTAGTCCGCTGCGGAACGTCTGCCGCAAATTCAGTCAACGTTCCCGCAAGCGTCAACCCGGTCGCACTGCCAGTCCGCGTATAGGTCGAACCCGCTGGCATGGCCACGCGGAAGTCTGCCGGAGCCGAATAGCGTCCAGACACAGGAACACGATTCTCGCCTTGCCTGCCAATCACCAGATCGCCAACAATGGCCATCGGATCAGTACTCCGTCATAGAAACGGCGGCGGTTCCCGATGCGGCAATGAAATTCACAAGACTTGAGGTCGAGATGCTAAACGAAAGGCCGGGCGCGACCGTGTAAGTTCCTGCCGCGCCGATCACTGCCGTTCCGCCAAACTCATTGAAACCAATATTTACGGAAGACACGTTTTGCCCAACAAGCGCTTTGCGCGCCGTGTTAGCAGCAACACTCAGCCCGCCGGATGTCGTGGTCGCGGTGCCAGAGCGGTTCGTCGCCGTGGTGCCAGCCACTGGGAGGATACCCCCAGTAACCGGCATCGGCTTTTCGTAGCTGACGGGAACGTCTTTGCCGTTGGGGCTTTCAAAGAAGCGAGTAACGCCGCTCATCAGGAATATCCTCTATGGGGGTATTGGGGCTGAAGGAATACTGCCGAGGGCCGATCAAACCCGCTCAACTTATCATACAGACTTGCGGCCTTTGATGCGATACTCGCCGCCAACACAGGCCGCGTTTCCGTCACACCGAACGTATCAAGCAAACGCGCGGCAAGATTATAGGTCACCGTCTCCGACCACTCTTGCGGAACATCAATGTTCTGATCCAGATCAGTCACATCATCAATCACACGCGCCGTCGTGCAAAAGACGTTCGTCGCAATCGTAGGAACCGGCCACAGCGTCAGCGTTACGTCGTCACGCAAGCGGCGGAAATAGAAAATAGTCGGCTGGCCAGCAGCGTTCTTATTGGGCAGGACGATGTATTCGCCCCGCTCCCATCGGTCCAGAATCCGCTGAAACGTCGGGCTAATCTCCGCACGGGCCTCTTGGACATCCAGCACGCGCGGGTCCAGCGTCACCGTTTTCGTATTAGCCGGGAAGGGAATCGTTTTCTCTTCCTCGCGCCAGAGGTTGCAGCCGTCCGCCTGCCAACTCTTGAGCATCCATTGGAGTTGCGTCAGCCCTTGCGCCGCATCGTCCGCTGACGGCGTTTCACCGCCACCCAACACCGTAATCAGCGTCAGGGCTTGCGTGACAAAATCCCGCGCCGTCAACAGTTCGGAAATGCTGCCACTTGTGGCCATCGCTACAGGTCTTCCGGGAGGACGGGGTTTTCAGGGTCAACGAACAAGTCAGGCGGGCGAGGCGTAATATCGGGCAGAGGCACACCCTCTGGACCCACGTTAGGGGCCGTCAGGATAGCGGGCCGAGGGTCCCAACAAGTGTCCCGGCAAACCATCAGCCCCGTCCATTCTTTCGCGATGTCAGGACGACGCCGCTTGAACGAACAGCGGGCGCAAATGGCGAAAACGCCACCGGGTATATAGTTCGGAGCGCCTATGCTGTCGGGACGAATGGCCATCAATCTCTCCAATCCCCCGACAAGCCGAAGCCTGCCGGGGGTGAGGTTATTGGAGCGCGGGGCTACTAAGCCGCCCCGGCCACCCCAAAACAGCCCCGCCAGTCGCCCCATCCGGGGACGAAACGAGCGGTTGCCTTGGCCTTCAGGTTCTCGGTGTCGAAGTCGTTGTCGCGCTCAAGCTCGACTTCACGACGCCACATCGACTTCAGGCCACCCGGAACGTCCGTCTTCAGGAACCACGAATCGAGGTCCGTCAGATAGGGGTTCGAGACATAGCCGTCCTGAAGCAGGCCCATCGAACGAATGGCATTGATGTCATTGTTCGCAGTGCCCGGACGCAGGTTCGACTTGATGATCCGTTCCGCGTTGAAGGCTTCGGTCGGATTGACCATCAGCTTCGTCGGGGCAACCGGAATGTTCAGGCCGCGCGAGTTGCGCATCTGCATCAGAACCTTGATGGCATCCTCAAGCGAGGCTTCCGAAAGGTCCGCAGCAGCGGCAAGCGTGTTGGCCTGATTGCCCGAAAGCGTCGGGTGATCGGTCGAGAAAAGCGCCACACCGTCACCACCGGCATAAGCGCCGCCGGTGAAACCACGGTTGAGAATGTTCGCGTGAACAATCTCAATGGTCGTGGACATGGAGAAGGCCAGCGACGACGCGCGGGTTTCGGAGACTTCCCGATACAGGTCGTCCTCTTGCTCCTCGCGGGTCACGATGTAACCCAGACCGTAAACGACATGGTACAGGGTGTTCTTGTAGCCCTGCTGATCCGAGTCGTAAGCAATCGACGCGCCTTCGGTCTTGACCGGGGCCAGACCAAAGCCAGTGGCTTCAATCAGGTATTCCCAAGCCTTGTCCGACTTCTCCTTGTCGAAGAACTGGGTGTAGAGCTTGGGATACTTCCCGTACTCCTTACCGAACCACAGCTTTACGCCGGGCCATAGCGCGTCGGGATGATTAGAGCGTGTAATCACAGCCATTGATCAAGCCCTCCCTTAAATGCCAAGGCCGCTGGCGACGCCAGCTTCGGTCGGCAGGTTGATACGAACGAGAACGTCAGCATAAGCCCCGACCTCGTTATTGATTTGCGGCTCAAGGCCGAGAATGCGCAGTTGGAACGTCGCATCGGCAGCAGGCGTGGAACCGTCCAGAATAAAGCCCGAACGCTTCGTTGCCGTCGAACCAGAACCCGCCGTCAGGTTGGCGTTGAGGCCAATCTGTACAGCGGCAATGCCGTCAGCATCCGCCTGAATCGCGTATTCGATGTCTGGGTCATCAGCGACCAGAACATACATCTCGGTCGAAGCCGGACGATAACCGAACGGCACAAACGCCGGGTTAGGCTGAAAGCCCACCACAACGCCCGTAATGCGGTTGGTTGCGCCAGCGGTAGCGCGGGTGACGGTCGGGGCCACGCCCGAGTCATCAGCCGAGCCAGCGAGAATGACAGGATCACCGATGAACAGCGCCGTCGCATCCGTCGAGGGGACGTAATACGTATTGGCAGCGCCGCTGTAGGGAGAACCGTCACGCTCGCGTACAGGCCGCAGCCCATACGGAGAATTGACGTTAGCCATAGGAAAAGACTCCTTTAGGGCTTGAAGCCCCTGATGGTGTTATCGGAAGGGGCGTAGATGCCCGCAGGAGATGGAGCCGAGGCCCCCGAACCTTCACCCTGAAGCGCAGCCTTCTCAACTTGATTGAGACGGTCCAGCTTGGCTTTCCGGTCCTCTACCGCGAACTCCTTGGGTTTCCGAAGGAGTCTAGCGACTATGGGAACGCCCGTGGCACTTGTGCCTACAGTCCGTCCCTCGACCCCTTCAACCACATCATAGTAGTTCCTCTGGGTCAGTTGTTCGATTCGGCCACCTTCATCGTTGACCCATCGAAGCTCGCAATCAGCGTTATCACGGATTACTTCCTCGGGCAAGCCAAGGCGCATGACCGTCATGGTGTCAAGCGTTCCGTTACTGCGCTCACGCCTTTCGCGCATCTCTTGAAGACGACGCGGCGAGATACCAGACGACTTGGCTTCCGGTTTCGGCGCGGGCATTGCTTCGTTCAGAACAGACGGATCAATGGTCGTCGGGGCCGGTTGCGGCGTAGCGGCTTCGGTCATCTTGGGCTTTCTGTTGTAAGGGCGAGCCATCAGCGCATCTCCGCATCGTACATGGCAAGGTATTCTTGAACGCTATCGGCCCGCTTGCGCTCAACGGCTTGGCGGGCGGCGTTCAGAACAGCCGGGGGATAGGTTTTCTTCGGCGGGGGAGCGCCACGCTGGCCACCCTCTACGGACGGGGCATTGCGTTGCACCGGCTTCGCATCAAACAGCTCAGGGAACCGCTTTCTGACCTTCTCAGCCGCATAGGCCAGTTGAGCGTCCGGGTCTTTACCTTCCGACGCGGCAACGCCAGCCATCGCAGTCGCGTAAGCCGTCGCTTCCTTGTCATCACCGAACCACGGATTGTCCGCCTTGAACTTGGCCTTGTAGTCCTGCTGGACCGGCTGGCGTTCAAGAGCATCAATCTCCGCAGAGACACGGCGGGCCTCGGTCGGATCGTTCGCATCCACCGCTTGAGCGAACTTGCGCTCTAGGGCCACACGCTGCTTATCCAGTTCCCGTTGAAGGATTTTCTCATTGGTCTTCGACAGACCCTTGATCGTGTCCTTCACCTCGCCAAGCTCGCGCTTTAGCGTCCGGTTTGCATCGACCGTATGCTTGACGAACTCCCCGGCATCACGCCAGCCGGAGTCGTCGCCTTTCCAGTCTTCCTTTGGACGCCAACCCATTTCCCTCGCAAGGGCCTCCAGATCGGGCGGAGACGCCGCCTCACGGGCAGGAGCGTCATTCGGGATGTCAGGGGCCGCTACATCAGGAGCGGGGGCCTCTTGAGCCTCTGGAGCCATTTGAACGTCGGTCATTCGATCACCGCTGCAATCGCCTTGTCTTTCACAAGGCGGAATTCATCCTCGCCATCCTTCACCAGAATGCCGTCGTATCGGGCAAACAATACCCGGTCACCGATTTCAGGTTTCCCACCTTCCGGCCACTCCGCATAATCGAAAGCCGCCGGGGACATAGAGACAATAACCCCACGCTGTTGCGCGTGTTTGTCGCTCTCTACTGTCTGGTCAGAGAGGATAATCCCTCCCTTGGTCTTTTGTTCTGCCGCATCAGGCCGAACCAGCACGTTGTATTCAATCGGTCGAATCATGCATCTTCCTCACATCTTCGAGGGCTATTTCAGACAGTGCGCGATATGCGTCTGCCCGTGTTCTAAGCGTCGTAAGCAACAGCGGGTCGCTCTCACCCGCCTCCCACGACGCTGCTACCCAACCGTCAAGCTGGGCCGAAGCCGCCTTGTTCAGGGCCGACAGCACCCATTCCGTCACCGGGTGGTTGCGCCACTGTTCCCAGTCCTCCAGTTCCATTCATCACTCCTCGCTCTGCCACTAGGGAGAGCTTATCCATCGCATCAGCGCGATTCTTTGCCGCCGTGGCCTCGTTCAGACCGGCCTTGCTTTCCTTCTCCCGAATGTCCGCAATCGTCAGCGGGTTAGGTGGGGGAGGGCCATCAGGCTTAGGCGGAAACAGTTTCTCGACATCAGGAATGCCCGCAGCCTCAAAGATGCGCTTGAGGATTTCCTCGTCGTTCAGCCCTTTGCCAAGGAACCCTTGCAGGAACCCGGCCTTGGCCATCCGCTGCATATTCGTCACCGAGGCAGGGTCCGCGACCGGCTGAATATCGAGATCAGCCTCGTTGAAGTCTGCCGCCAGCGTGGCACCGGGAATGTCCAGAACCCGCGCATACTCGTCCGGGTCGCCGTACCTCGACACGCAGTCATACAGCAGTTGGAACTCTTGCTTTGCCGCTCGGTAAATCCGCTTGTAAATCGCCGTGAACGTCTGAAGCCCTTGCTCGATCAGGGCCAAGGTCGCCGTGGCCGTCTGTGACTTGCCCGCCTCGCCGGTCAGCACATCCTTAACTGCCGAAATGTCCTTCGCCGCGTCCATGAGCATACCCAGAAGCTCAAACAGGACAGGGCTAGGCGAGGGCATGGGCCGCTCATAGATCGCCTTGGCGATGTCCCCGCCCGGCGCGTTCACCACCTTGTATTCAGACGGGCTAAACCGCAGCACGTTCGTCTGCCCAGACCCTTGAAGCCTCAGACCTGCCGCAAGGAACCCACCGCCCGCAACCTGTGCATGGCCAGCGTCCAGAAGTTGATTGATGATCGTATTGACCACCGCATTGATCGGGGCCAGCAAGTGCCCAAACCCGATGTCATAGAACCCGCCTTTAGGGTCCGGCAGGAAGCTATACTTGACGAACGGACACCACCGCTCAATCCGAATGACCGTCTGGCCATCCTCCGCAATCTCTAGGTCAAGCTCATCATAAGCCGCCTCAATCCGCATGACCTCCGACGACTCAACGTCAACCGTGATGACGTAAGGCTCTTCAACCCCGTCTCCATCCAGATCATGCAAGCGATGTTGCTCAATGAACTGGCGCGGCGCTTGATCGTCCTCGTTCCCGTCAAGCAAAAGCTCAACATCACGATACATCCCCGACCGCTGGCGCTCGCTCACCTGATAGGGGAAGACCTCGAAGTCCTGCGTAATCCGGGGCGCTTCTTTCAGCGACCTAGCATCGCTTGGCACCGTCAGATGAAGGGCGTTCACGAACTCGCTGCAAGGGCGGCGCTTGTGCGGGTCGTAATAGACCTTGCGGAACCCGCATCCGCTAATCGGCAACTGGTTAAGCAGAACGTCCGTATCGCCTTCCCAATCGGCAATCCGGTAGAAAAGCTGATAGTTCAGGTAATCCTTAACCCGGTCAGCCCGCGCCTGCTTCTGGCCTGATTCATCCCGACCGAGAACCGCCACGCTCACCGCATCGCCCGGCTTCACAATGGCCGGATAAGCCCTCGCCGCGAACTGTTGCGACGCCACCGTCACCAGCGGGTATTGCACGTTCGCTGACCTGTCGAAGGGATAGGTCTTATCGTCCGGAGTATCTTGAGCCGCAGCAGCCAAGGCGGCTTCTGTCTGCGTCTTCCACTGATTCCGCGCCACATCGTCCATGCGCCAGTCTTCAACGCATTGCGAACCAAGCGTGGTCAGTGCCGTCTCGCCTAGATACTTGATGATGATGTCCGACACATCGCCAGTGGACGCAGCGAGCAGCAGAACAAGCGGGCGCTCATCCTCCGGCCCACCGGCATCGTCCAGATCGACGCCTTCCGGCATCCCCTCGACCTCTTCCGGCTCAAGCGCTTCGTATTCGCCGCCGTAGTCTTCGACCATGCTCATCTAGTATCCCGTCACGCTGGATTGACCGCGCACTGGCGCTTGGTAATGCTCTACAGGTTCCGTCATCGCCCGCGCCATTCCCGACATGATCAGATACCTAGCGCAGTTGTGAACCGTCACGCCGTTTCCTAACACGAAAGCCGCCGTTGAGGGAACCGTCAGGCAGTAAACATCAGCTTTGCCCGCTTCGCTTACGCTCACGCAGCGCTTTGGCGCAATCTTTGGAGCAATGCTGGCGCGATACATACTTGTTGACGGTGAAGACAGAACCGCATGACGCGCAGTCTCTCGATACATCGTCCACCCCGGACTTGACGCGCCATCGTGTTTTGCACGCGCCTGAACAGAACCGCGCCACGCCATTAGCAGGGGCATCGTATTCCTTGCCGCATTGGTCGCAAGAGCGAGCGACCCGCGCGTGCATCCTGTCAGCAACGTCGAGATAGTGTTGACGATGCCACTCAATGCCAGCTTCGCTCCCATGCCACTCCGCAGCACGCTTAAGCGCCAGCGGCGATAACGCTCGACTATGCCCGCTTTGGTGATGCGACACGTGTTCCGACGCGGTGAGAAGCTCCAGATTTTCGAGCCGGTTGTTTGATCGGTCTTCGTCCTTGTGGTGGACATGGTGACCAGCCGGGACAGGACCATTCGCGCTGGCCCACACAACGACATGAAGGCGCGAGCCGTCGCGCTGGAAATACTTTCCGCACAGATAATATCGTTTGCCGCCGAACTCTTGAATGGTTGGTGAGACGACGACGACTGACATTGGCTAGACCCGATGCTGCTAGATACATCGTATGTATCGCAAAGCATCCCCTCAAGATCAACAGCCTCAACCCATCCGTCTTCCGTAAGGAAGCGATGGTCTGGCGTGCATCTGACTTCCGACCCATCATCGAAAATCAGGCGAACCGTGTTTCTGTGTCCGTATTTCTGACAGGCTTCGTATTCAGCAACGCCACCGCCAACAGTAACAACGCGACCAGTCGTCCCGACCAGATCAATGATAGGAACTGGACCGTCCTCCGTCTGTACCAACGTGTCGCCTGTAAAGCAGTCCATCAGGTGATCGCGGTCCTTCACTATCTTGCCCTTCTCATCACGGCGATAAAGCCTGATTTCAGACATGAAGTTAGGCAGCGTTCTAAAGACCTTTAACCTACCAGACGCCAAACGTCTATAAACCGCGTGAATACCCGCCTCAACGGTATTGTCCGCGCTCTCCAAGTCCAGCCCAAGGGTAATATACTCATCCCTCAACGCCGTTCCGTCTTTCTGATTAGACCCTGAACTAGCCGGGTCAATCACGCCCGGTATCCACCAGCCCCTAGCCTTGATCGCGTCCCCGTGTATCTGCGGAGGGCTTTCGCCTAGATAATGCTCATCATACAGATAGACGACATCGGACTGCCTATCCCAAGCGCCCCAGATCGCAGCCGTCCGGTTCCAGCCCACGTCCATCGCGAACGCCCGTGGCCAGTGTCGCGGTATCTCAAACGGCTCGACTAGATACGCGGACTCGGCCACCGGATAGATCACGCCGGACCCTAGCGCCGGGATGCCCTTCGTTCTCGCCTCTCTCTGGTAAGGCGGGATTGAACTCATCAGGTCCGCCTTGTCCTCGTCGGAAAGGTGCGGAACCTCATCCCAGTCAATCTGGACGCAGAACTTGCCGCCATGCTCCGGCAGGAAGGCCAGCGCAACGTCTGTCAGGCCCCGCAGCGGGGTAAAGGTCGCCAGCACCATGCCCTTCGTCGTCAGCGTCCTGAGCAACCCCTCGGTGTAAACAGCTTCCGGCGGCTCCTCATCGAACCAGACGACATCACGTTCCGTCCCTTGCCATGCCTCGCGCCCTTGGTCGTATGAGCGGAACTGGACGATGCTCGACTTGCCCGAGACGTGCTTGATGACCGCGAAGTCAACGCCATCGGGGATGCCCGCGCTAGGCCGGACCTTCTCGATGCACTCACCCGGAATCATGCCCGTCCCGCGATCCGACGCAGGGCCTAGCAGCTTGGCGACGATGATGTCTCGCGTGGTCGTGCCCGTGTCACCACCGCAAAGCACGTTGACAGGGTTCTTGAACCTCCGACCGGGCCACCAGTCAGGATAAAGGCCCGTCAGGTGTAGCGTGACCTCATACGCTCCAATCCCCTCAGACTTGCCAACCCGGTTAGCAGCCATCGCCGCGCGCTCACGATGCGTCACGCCAGCAGCAAAGAACGCTAAGTGCTTTTTGTATAGCTCGCGCCTTAGCGGGCCTGTGTCCGGGTAATAGGTCCAGAGCTTGCGTTGACGCGCCCGCCGGTCCTTCTCCTCAAGCAGCGACAGCAGCTCAAGCTTATGCGCCGTTGACAGGTCAGCGAGCATTCGTCGCCATCAGCGCGGCAATGCGGGCCTCAAGCTGATCATCCGTCTGCGTCTGGACCGAACCCGAATGCTCGACCTCAACCTTGTCGCCAAACCGCTTCGGCAGAAACTTGCTGGCAAACCATTTACGCGCGTCAACCTCAATTCGACCGATAGCAGGGTCAAGCGTTCCGTCGCGCATATCCTGAATGGTCGCCTCAAGCTTCTCGACCTGATCAAGCGCCAAACCCTCAAGCGCGCGCGCGTAGTGGTCGCCCGAAGAGACGCGGAGCGCCGTCGTCCTGAAAGTTGATCGGCTAATCCCGATTTCTTCACAGGCTGATCGTTCGCTTTGTCCTGCCTCTATGAGGGCGAGAACAAGGGGAACCTTCTCTGCGTTCGTGAGAGGCGATGCATCGGCTATTGCTGGCGTGTAATCGCTAGGGCGTCCGCCGGGCATTACGCAGCCTCCGAAATGATTGCGGCGCGCAGGAATGTCCTTGCTTGTGTCTCGCCGGTTTCGTGGTTGGTTTCTTCCTCAACCGTCATGGGGCCGCGAGCAAACATTACGCTTCCGGCAGGAAATGCTTTTAGCCCGCTCATCATGGCTGACACGGCGTCTTCGGCGCGAGCGACTGGCGGGACAATCGGGCTTTCGCCAAGGGCAGCGCCGTTAACCCAAGTCAGGACGGGAATTGTTTTCTGGCCTTGTGCGTTCTGGTCGCGAGGTTCTAACGAAAACTCGCCATCCATAAACACGACGCGGAAGCGTTCTGCCAGCTCTTGATTTGCTGCGGCAGCCATAGCGTCGAGTTGTTCCCGGCGGTTGGCTGTCATCCGTCAGCGGTCCTTGGTCTATTCCGTTTGTTCGCTTAACCGAGTGCCGCAGCGTTCGATGTAAGCTGTAGGGAATATGGACTAGGTGGAGGGATTAGGCAAGCGGGAGACACGGGCGGCTTCGCGATTAGCGGCGGCTATCAAGGCCGCAAGATTGTGTTCCAAGGGGCTCACGCGAAATCCCCCTCATTGCCTAGAAGAGGCCGCCCAAGACTTTCCCTTGCGTCCGCCACAAGCCGGGCTTCACGCTCGCCAAAAACTAAGAACACGTCTGCGAGCGTCAGTTCGTCATACGCTTCTAAAAACTGATCTATAACCTTGACCATTAAGAATGCCTGCGCGGCGTTAACGGCTTCGTTATAGCCGCTTGACCAGCCCGCAGCGGCTTCGACGGACAACCACACCGGAGCATCGCAGGCGTCGCGCTCCTCTTTCCACGCCTTCACACTCATCTTGCCAACTCCATTCGCTGATCGCGATCCATTTCTGCAAGAGCAATAATGCTCTCGCCCATTTGCTGGGGGTCGCGGACGAGGCCCTTAGCGAAGGCGCGGGCGATGGTGACGCGGTTGAAGGGCTGCGCCATAAACATAGAGGCCAGCTTCGCATCCACGGAACGGATGAAATCGGCGGCGACTTGAGCGGTGGTCGGTTCGTAGGTCATCTGCTTAGTTCCTGCCGGGTGCTGCTTGATTGCCGCGCCCCGGTGATTTGTTATCCCACATGGGCATAATGTGCGCAATAGGGAAAATGCAGAAAGGACGAAAAAAGTTTCGCCTTCTATTCGGTCAGGCCGTGCTTAAGCGCCATCAGAATAGCCCTGTGCGCTGGACCGCTTGGGCCAAGTTTGGCGTAGTTCTGGGCGGTTTTGGGGCTTACCATGAGCCATCGGCCCGCCGCTTGTTGCGACAAGCCGAGGGTTGAGAGGGCGGCGCGGTATTGCTCAGAAGTCATTTAGCTCGCATCCGGCGCAGCATTTCAACATTCATCGGCCGAACAACTGCCAAATACATCTGAGCCATGTCCAAATCGTTCTCAGCGCGGGCCGCGCGGGCCTTCGACATCATCTCGGAATGATGCGCCGCTAGGGCTTCGTTGGTCATTTCTTCAATCGGCATCTCGACCCCCTTAAGCTTGAACCATGCGAAGGCAAGCCGCGCGCTTAGCCTCCATCAGCGACACGTCGCGGGCAGCGAGCGAGTCAAACTTACGATCCGCATTACGCGGATAAACCTCAATCGCGGCGGCGTAGAACTCGGCAGCAGTAGCCCAACGCAAGTGCTTTTCTGCGTTACGGGCTTCGGCGCGATACGCTGCGGTGGTGGTCATCTGTCTGTTTCCGTTCCGGCTAGTGCTTGATTGCCCTGCGCCGGTATCTATGGATAGCACATTCTACCCATGCGCCAAGCCCTAAAATGCATTTAGGTCGGTTTATTTTTCGGCCTGATCGAGCGGCGCAATCAGGGCTTTGACCGCATCTGTCAGGCTTCTGTGACGCCCGCGCACCTTGAACGCCTCAAGGGCCTCCGCTTCCTCTTTGGTTAGATACAGGTCCAGACGTTTGCCTCCGCTATGGGCTAAGCGGGAGCGTTGGATTTGCTTTCTGATAGTTGCGGTCATTCTTCCTCCTCCGGCTCATCACAGCCGCACGGACTGCCCCCGCTTGGAGCGTTTTTATCGACCACCCAGCCGCGCCCCTTGCAATAAGGGCAAGGCTTGGATTCCTCGCGTTCGCGCTTCCAATCTTCCTCGGTGTTCATGCGGCTACCATCCGCAGGCATTGCGCCCGCTTGCTTTCAAGATTTGCCACATCGGCAGCGGCCAGACCGTCTTTGCGTTGCTGGATCGGGTAGGCGGCGATGGCGACGGCGTAGAGGTCGGCAGCAGCAGACCAGTTTAGCGAACGTTCGGCGGCGCGGGCTTTGTTGCGGGCTTGGGCGGTGGTCATGTCGTTATAAGTCTCTTGCGACACCTCACGGACGGCCAACAGAACCGCGCGAGCAATATCGTCAGGATGATTGTCGTCAGACGCCAGCGCATCCTCGACCGCGTGACTTGCGCGCTCAAGATCAGTCATGCCATCAGCTCCGCCATCAGATCGTCAGCCGACATTTCCGGCTCATTCCAATCGGTTTCCGCCATGCCGAGGAAACGCTCTTCCGCGTTGATTTCCTTTTCCGACTGGCGAACCCACACGGTGCGAAGGGCGCGCTCTTGCTCAGTGCGGGCAGCGGCGAGGCGCTGACGCTCACGGCTCAAGCCGGTCATGAGGGCAACGAGGTGGCTGGTGTCGCGCATTAGTTCATGATCCCGTATTGCTTGGCGGTCAGCTTGTGATCCTGACCATTGACGGTGACGATCACCGACTTGCCGTTGACCTTGGCAACAACGCCTTGGCCGTAAACGGTGCGGGCGGTTTGTCCGACTTGGATTTGCATCTCGTCTCTCCCTGTTGAAACCAACATAGACGAGTGACCGGACGCGTCAACCCTTTGTGTGATTATTTTTCGCGCAGCAAAAAGGCCCGGCAGGCGGCAACCTGTCCGGGCCTTAATCGGAAACTGGCTCCGCAGCCGGTTCCACCGTCTAAGCAGGACTAAGCTACCACGGCAGGTCTAGCGCCGCAAACACCGCCTTGCGCGCCGCCACATAGCCGCAACTGCAAACATTCGGCACAATGCCCTCGCTAGGCAAGCGGTTAATCAGGCAATCATCGTCATGGCCTGCAAACGTCGCCAGCGTTAGCGCCGCATCCTTAATGTCGGGCTTTCTCGAATCATCAGACACTCGGAACCCCCAATTCTCGACACTGGCGAAGCACGTCCTTTTCCAAAATCGGCAGGCGTTGGCTTTCAGGCCAATTTGCCCGGAACTTGTCGCGAAGCCTTACAGTCTCGGCCAGCAGACACTCCCGCTCGTATCGGTCTAGCAGCGGCATCATTTGCTCCACCCCGCCAAAAGCGCCCGCGCCTCAGCCCTCGCGTTCGCTGTCCCGTAATCGTCGGAAAGCAAGTTCGCCAGCGCGGCTCGGTGATCCACAAGCTGCTGAATCAGCTCGGTCACGTCGCGGTGACGGTAATAGCCCTCATGGTTCTGTAGGAAAATCTCGGGCTGGGCGGCTAGGATGCGGTCTAGAACCGGCTTGAACGGTTCCCGGCTCACACCTTCACCTCATGAAGCAGGGCGAACTGATATTGCGGGCCGGTGTATTGCTCACGGGCTTGAGCCGCCGTCACCTTGGCGACCACAACGCCAGCCGCATCCCAAACCTGATAGACGCGGACCCAACCGGTCGATCCGAAATCCGTAAGGTCGCGAAGGTTCTTAAACATGGCCGTCTCCCTTTGTTGAAGACACTAAACCCGAT